TATCTTTAACTTCCCCTTCAGTTAAAAAAATAAAAACGACTGTTAAAGGTGAATCTCCTAATAGTCTTAGATCTAGAAAACTTAGCCTGGGAATTAAAAGTATGAAAGATAAGCAAAACAAAGATAATGACCGGGAAGAATTGTTATCAGCACGTAAAAAAAATATTCAAAGACTAAATGCTAAACCAGGAGAAGATCCTGGAGATTACGATGCAGGTTATCATGGGGACGACGATACTTCAGGAGGAGAGCGTCATTATGGTTTGAGTCGCACTAATAAAGCCGCTCGCAGGAGAAGAGCTAAGGGCATTTGATAAATGATTGAAGAAATAAACTTCCTCATAGAAAACAACTACACAGATTCTGAAAAGGCGGCCTCTAGAATTCTAGAGGCCGCTTCTGATGAGTTTAAAGATTACATTCTTCAAGAAGTAAATAAACAGTGGCTCAAAAAACAGGCACTTAAATTAACTAAAACTGCTGCAAAATCAGCCCTTAAATCAAAACCAGCAAAAGCAGTAGGTCGTTTTCTTAAATACACGGCCCTTGGTGGTCTAGTTCCCTGACCACTTGACAAAAACCCAAAACCGTGTTAAAATTCCGGTATCTCCACACAGGAGCACCGGTTTTCTTTTTAACAACTATTATTATGGAATCAAATCATTTTTGGAAATTTAACGAAGATAAAATCTTAAAGCAACTTGAAGAATATCTTAAATCAACTTATAATCAACATTACGTTGATCGTAGTTCTGGTAGTAATGACCAGACTATAGATAAAATCAAACATAGCAGGCGAGAAGGTTTCTGTGCCGGTAATGTAACAAAATATATTGATCGGTATGATACAAAGGGAACTCCCCGAGCAGATCTATTTAAGGTTCTTCACTATACTATGCTTCTTATTAACCATCTCAACCTTATTGAAAATAATTAATCCTACATTATGGAACTATCTGCCGAAACGCTCGCAATTCTAAAAAACTTTTCTAATATCAATCAATCAATCTCGGTTAGTCCTGGAAATTCTCTTAGGACTATAAAAGTATCCAGGAATGTCCTGGCCGAGGCCACGATTTCAGAAAAGTTTGAGTCTGGATTTGCCATTTATAATCTCAATCAATTCTTAAACAGCGTCAATCTTCTAGGGAGTGCTGATCTAGATTTCTCTAACGAAAAGTACATGATCCTAACAGAAGGTAAAAGGAAGATTAAGTACTTTTATGCAGATCCGTCGATTATCGTGTCTCCACCCGATAAGAAGATGAGTCTTCCATCCCAGGACGTTTGTTTTGTAATGGACCAGACTTCTCTTGATAAGATCATTAAGGCCAAACAAATCTTCTGCCTTGATGATCTTTCTGTTGTTGGTGATGGAGAAAAAATTGAACTAATTGTTCAAGACAAAAAGAACGATACCTCAAACGAGTATTCAATTGAAGTTGGCACAACGACAGAAAAGTTCTGCATGAACTTTAAGATTGAAAATCTCCAGTTTTTCCCTGGCAGTTATGAGGTTGTTCTTTCTAAAAAGAACATTGCTAAATTCTCTCATCAAAAAATGTCCCTGGTTTATTGGGTCGCAATGGAACCTGATTCAAAGTTTGAAAGTAATGAATGATTTTCTTTTTGTCGAAAAATATGCATCTAAAAATGTATCCGAATGTATTCTCCCAAAGGACATAAAAAAGGTCTTTCTTGAAATTGAAGAATCGGGAAATGTCCCGAACATGATTCTTGCTGGTCCTCCTGGGGTTGGGAAGACAAATCTGGTCAATGCCTTGGCAAAAAGTCTTGATCGGGACTTTATGAAAATTAATGGATCTAACGAGAGGTCCATTGATGTAATTCGTAACAAGGTAACAGAATATGCCTCTACAGTTTCGCTTTCTTTTTCAGGGAAGAAGATTCTTCTTATCGATGAAGGAGATAATTTAACCCACGATGCCCAACTGGCCCTAAGGGCAGCCATTGAAGAGTTGCAGCACAACTGCTCTTTTATTTTTACCTGTAACTATAAAAATAGAATTGATCCGGCCCTTCATTCAAGATGCCCTGTGGTTGATTTTACAATACCCACCAAAGAAAGGCCATTGCTTGCAAAGCAGTTTAACGACCGAATCATTTACATCCTAGAACAAGAAAGAATTCAATGTGAAGATGAGAAGATTATTACTAAACTCCTGATCAAGTATTTCCCTGATTTCAGGAGAATTCTAAACGTCCTGCAAAAGTATTCTAACTCTGGTGTAATCGATTCGTCCATCCTGGCCCAGGCCGCCGATATAAAAATTTCGGCCCTTTATGATCACTTAAAGCAAAAGAACTTTACCGAGGTCAGAAAGTGGGTTATTAATAATCTAGACAACGACCCGAATGTAATCCTAAGGAAGTTTTATGATGGCCTTGAACAAGTCATGGTGAAACATTCTATTCCTCAGGCCATTTTGATTATTCATGATCACATGAGTAAGAATGTAGTAGATAATGAGGTTAACCTGATTGCTTGTTTTATTAAAATTATGGTCGAATGTGAATGGAATTAAGAGACTGGCTGGATTCAATTTATTTTTCTAAGAAGGATATTTCAGACGATATTAATCAGTATCCGCCTTTTATTATTAACCGGATGCTTTCTGGTAATATTGATACTGTTCTTTTTGCTAGTGAACTGAATGAAAGGTTCACTATGGACAAGGACATGCAATATAAGTTTCTTCTTTATGGAGTCCCAAAGAGAAAGAGATTTTCTAATTATTTGAAGAAAAACACCTTAGATAATCTTGATATTGTCAAGGCGTATTATGGTTATAATAATGAAAAGGCCTTAGATGCCTTGAAGTTATTATCCAAAGAACAGATTGTTTATATTAAAGAAAAGTTAAACGTTGGTGGGGTCTAAATAGTTAATAATTTACTATTTAAAAATGGATCCTAAAATTCTGATGCAGATAAACGAAATTTATCAAAATGAGGTTTATGCCGAGGAAACTCTTTCTGAAGAGGAACTAGTTAGTATTGAAGAATGGGTCGAGGCTCTTATTGAAGAGGGCTATGACCTTGATCAATACAGTGATGAAGAACTTTATGAGGCTTATTTAAGTGACCTTGATGAAGGATTTAAACCAACTAATTATACCCATGGCCCTAATATTTTTCATGGTAGAGGTAAAAAAGCACAGCAAATAGATAGACAAATTGAAAAATTTAAAAAAACAGGTGATGTACGAGCCCAACAAATAGATTTTGTTAATCGAATGATGGATGACCCCGAGGGTCGTAAAGATTCTATTGCAAAATCTCGTGAAAATCGTATGAGTTCTACTAATAAAGCTCGTGAAGATGCTAAACGCGATATTAAAAAATATGGCATGAAAGAAGAACTAGACCTCTACGACATCGTTTCAGAATATCTAGTATCTGAAGGCTTCTGTGATTCTTATGAGGACGCTGACGTAATTATGGCCAATATGTCTGAAGAGTGGCGGGAGAGTGTTCTTGATGAGGTTACTGGTAGGGGATATATAGAACCTGTTACTGGTAGACATACCGGGTCTCATCCTGCTGTTAGAACACAAAAACCAGGTTCTCCTGCAATGGGATTGATGGGCAGAAATCCTTATGATAAAAATAGAACGAAGGCCAAATATGTTCAATCATTGCCATCTACACCAGAAAATCAGAGAAGACTCAGAAATCTTAATAAAGGTGAACGAGTTATGATGGATAGATATAGAACCACTCAGAACGCCGCACATGATGCTCGCCATAAAGAAAAATATGGTCAATAAAAACATCAAACACTAAATAATACATAATTCATTATCTTTGAGGAATTTATGGCTAATTATGAAATCGAAAATCAATATGTAAAGTGGACCCCAGAACTAATGGTAGAAGTTGAGCTGGAAACTCCAGACTCTTTTCTTCTTGCAAAAGAAACATTGACCCGTATGGGTGTTGCATCGAAATATAAAAAAGAGCTATACCAAACGGCTCATATTTTGTATAAATCGAATTCTTATTATTTGGTGCATTTTAAATTTATGTTTGTTTTAGATAATCGTAGTGCAACAATTACGGTTAATGATCTTGAAAGGCTTCACGCGATTGCCCATCTACTTGATCAATGGGGGATCGTAAAAGTCAAAAATCCGGCCCAAATAGAAGATCGGGCTCCACTAAACCAGATCAAAATTCTTCCGTTTAAGGAGAAACCATTGTGGACTCTTGTAGAAAAGTATAGTTTGGGGAAATCAAAGAAAAAGAACGACACTACTGACTCTTTGATAACTAAATAACTACGTCTTTAGGTACGGCAATACTCTACAGACAAAGATTAGGTGGCCTTTGGGTCACCTTTTCTTTTATAAAATATTATTTTAACTAAATAATATTGCCGTACTTAAAGAATAAAGATGTGTAGACCAAACGAACGCGCCCATAAGCATCATATCATTCCAAGATACATGGGTGGAAGCAATGAGCCAAAAAATCTTGTTAAGGTAACAGTAACTCAACATGCCATGTTCCACTTCTGTAATTACCAATTATGGGGTAATGAAGAAGATAGAATAGCATGGAGAGCTTTATCTGGTCAGATAACCATGGATGAGATCAAATTAGAAGCCCAGTCTTTAAATGGCAAAAGAAATAGCCAAAAACAGAAAGAGAATGGAACTGGAATTTTTGGACTAACATTAGAGCAAAGAATTGAAGCTGGCAAAAAAGGAGGACAAATACATAAAGAAAATGGAACTGGAATTTGTGGACTAACTTATGAACAGAGAAGGGAAATAGGTAAAAGAACAAACCAAAAATGTAAAAAAAATGGTACCGCATTTTATGGTATGAGTCCAGAAAAAAGATCGGAAAATGGTAAAAAGGGGGCCGAAGTAAATAGACAAAATGGAACTGGGATTTTCGGACTGACGCCAGAACAAAAAATAGAACGTAGTAGAAAGTCGGGTCAAAAAACATATGAAGACGGTATTGGAATTCATGGGATGGATCCAGAAGAAAGAGTTGAAGTCTGCAAAAAAGGAGGAAAAAAAGGCGGAAAAATAGTCTCTTCCCAAAAATGGCAATGCACAGTAACTGGATATGTTTCTAATGCAGGA